CTGTAAGGATTCTTTTGTTACCTCTTTTGAGTTCCTTCCCCCACAGTAATTTCTATAAGAAACCTTGCTTTCACGGGGCACAGGGCCCCTGGATTCCTGCTTAACCAACCAGAATTCCGGACGAACCCCAAGAGAGTCCGAAGCGCCGTGGCAGTTCGTATAGCCATAGTAGTTCACATAAGCGAAAGAAGCCGAAGAAACTTCTTCTTTTGTTGTATTTCTCAGCCAGCCCCATGATGAATCATTTTTAAAATAAGCAACCCTGTTCTTTCGTTCCTTCATCAACGGAAGCTGCTCGTCAGTATCGGATTCTAAATTGTTATTATCCCATTCGTCTTCATGCCCCACAATCTGTCCAACAGTAGGAAGCGTAAGACCATAAATCTTATCACGCAGTTCCTCCGGGAATGCCATAAGCAGAACCGTATCCATCCACTTTTTCAGTTCAGACTTTTCAAAGCCGCCTTTGTTTGTATTTTTGCTATTCATCGGACGACGAGTAATATACTCATCAAATATAAACATGATTCCTTCATCCGTAACCTTGTGAGCAGTTGCACTAAACTCGCCAATCTCTGCTAATGGAATAATTACCTGATCTCCTACCTGAATGTTAGCTGTTTCAATTTCCTGTTTTCTTAATACCTTCATGATGTTTCTCCTTTCGAAAATATAAAAATTGTGGTTATAAAATAAGACCAAGAAGTGCCTCAGCCGTATTTTCTGCAACTTGAAATATAAGATTATTTGCCTGATTTCCCGACATATGAAGAAAAAATTCCATTTTTAAAATAAATCCTTCTATCACAAAGTCGGCTTCGGTCAATGGATGATCCATAATAGTTAAAAGAATCTCATCAACTGCCCATCTTTCATATGAGCGTTCCATAATGGCTTGTTTAGACCAATTTGACCTCGGTTCGAATAAATATTCGTTTGCATAGCTTATAATTTTTTGAATCGCTTCATCGTTCATATGCACCTACTCCAAACTAAAAAGAAAGAGCCCTTGTTAGGACTCCTCTTCGTTTTCGCTATCTCGTTTGGCAAGTGCCTCATTTACTTTCTCTTCGATTCTCTCATCCATTTTCTTTTCATTTACCCAATCGGTAAGGATATTCACTCCAAACCCAATTACGGTAACCGCAATACCAATAGTTTTGATAATTTTTCCATTCGTCATAAAGCATTAGCCTCCTTTCATAATACGGTTTGTAATTTTTGCGAATCACTCAAATTTGCTCAATGCCATCGTATCAATGATGATACATTCCAGCCCATCTTCCAAAGTCGTTTTATAATTATCAAAATCCAACCAGTAACAATCCATTTCTTCAATCATATAACATATATCCCAACCAATTGTATCGCCACCCTCTACCTCATCCAAACCAAGAAAAGACAAATATTCATTCAAGGAACAATCACCTCTTATTGAAAGATTTCTATTTACATGGTATTGAGCATTTAATACAGCAGCCATCGTTGTTCTAAAATATTTCTTCGAAGCAAGATCATAGAAAAGTAACCTCTCGCTATCGGAATCCATGTCCATATTGTAAACCTGATATCCCCAGTCATATGTCGATACCAACGCGTCCTTCGCCATTTCAGCATGAATCTTATCGTCTGCATCCTCCCCATAAACTGTCTTGGCTGCTTTTCGATATTGCTTATAAGATTCGTTAAGCATGGCGTAGGCACTCATCAAAGATGCTTGTTTCTTTTGATTTAATGTGTTTGCCCCAAAGATACAGGCGATGGTTGAAACTCCCAGTAGCACAGAAGGAATATAAGTCGGTCCAGCCGCTCGGATAATTTCTAATTTGGTTAAATTTTCCCCTTTCTCTGACTCCGCTTCTTTCAACATTTTTATTGCCTTTGGCGTTGCTCGAACAGCCGTAATAGTTGTTGTAACAACTCCAATGGAAGCCACTACAGTTAATATGGTCGGCGAAGAGCGATACAATTGTCTCCCAACTCTTTTTGAGATTTTAACTTTTTGCATGACATTCTCCTTTCGTTTTGTCTTACTCCATAGCATGTAGTAAATCTTGAATACTTTCTCCGATCAGTTTTGCAGTCATGAAAATAGAACTATTCTTTTTGTTCATAGACGCAAACATTTCCATCTTTTTCGCAAATGTACAAGCCATCTCTCTCAGATTTTTTATCGAAGTTTGAGTTTCTGGATAAATCTGTTTTGATACATAATTTCGAAATTCTCCAATAGCCCATAAACCGTTGCTGACCCGTTCAAATTCTTTCTTTTCAAAGATAGGATTTGGAAGTTGTTCATCCATTTCATACCAATCGCATAAAATTAACTCCAAATCACTCAGACTTAAATTTTTGACCACATTCTTAAAAATCTCCTTTCCTAAGATTGATTTAAAAAAATAAAAGAGAACAAGTATCGGACTCGAACCGATTACCTCCACAAAAGCGTGGCGCTCTACCAATGAGCTAACTGTTTCTCCATAATAGGAATTGTAAATTTTGCGGAGTAAAAAGAAAGAGCCATTGCTGGCTCAATCCCTCTAATTCAAACCGACTTTTTTCAGAATTTTCATGAGTTCTTCTTTACTCATATCCGCGTCAATACTTACATGCACATGTGCTTTCTCATCTGAAATCGAAGCATTTAATTCGTTTAACTGGATATCTATGTCGTATCCAAGTTTTTTATGTAATACTCCTTTTGCTAATTTTGAAAGTAACATCCGTGTAAATTTTGAGCTGATTTTCATTTCGTCCATCACCCTTAAACTCCTTTCACTTTTATCAGTTTTCCATAACAGGAGTTGTGATTTTTGCGGATTAAATATCCCGTCTGTCAAAGACAGTTTCCCATCGTTCTTTCTTAATCGGTTTCATTTTTAAAGCCCACATAATCTGACGAATCGTTACAGTCGGATAAAGTCCGTTCGTAGCCATTCCAGAACGCATATCAAAGTATTCTTTAAAGCAAGGATGCAAATATAAATCATCTGTAATCCATGGGTCCACTTCTCCCCACCAGGTACTCTTCATTTTCTCATCAAATCGCTGCTGAATAACCGCCAGTCCCTTTTCTCCAATTTGAAACAGCGTGCAGCAATGATAAACCGGATGATCGCAAAAATATACTTTCCCATACATTGATAAATAGATCTCTGGTTTTTTATAATGGTATCGCATCGTTTATTCTCCAAAAAGAAAAAGCCTATGCCGAAGCATAGACCTTCTCTCAATAATATTTTTAGTCATCAAATAGCATACATGATGTTTTGCAATACGGATATGGTCCTCCGCAGGCTCTACATCCGGCTGGAGGAATTTCTCCTTGTTCCATATCGAGCATTTCTTCCGTCCACTCTACTTCTTCATCGGACTCATACTCGTAATCCTCTTCGTCCACCTTTAATCCACACGATGAACAGATATAAATTTCGCATCCAGTCTTCGGATCTTCTGTTTGCTCCATAACGGCTCCACACCGATTGCAAATCGCATACCCATTATTCAGGTACTCAATCAATTCAATACCTTCCTGGTTTGATAATTTTGTGGCTCATAAATATTATCTCCTTTCATTTTCGAAAGAACCGCTATTATTGTACGGTTTCTTCCGGTTTACAGTCAAGAGACAAAGAGCTCTTTGTAGCTTCTCCTTTCCATAATAGCATCTGTAAAAATCACGCAAAAACGAAGAGGACATGTATAAATCACGCCCTCCTCATTTTCTGACCGGTTAATTATTTCTTTGTCGGTCTAAAACGATTAAACAATCCTCTGAATGTTGTTGAGGTATAAGTTCCAGTTTCCTCAAACTTAAATCCTTTCCGCATCCATATACCATAGAACATCAATGGTATAAGAAGTTCTGCCGCAGCAATACCCACTTTGAAATATCGATCTTTCATTTGCTCGTTGAGCTGGCAGGACTTAAACTGCTCATCTTGTACATCTGCCTTGATTTGTTCATCCAATTGAGACTGTTTTATCTCATGTTCTCGGATACTTGCCTCGCTTTCCAATGTACGGCGACTTCGCTTATCTTCTGCGTCTAACTCATTTTTGCTTTCCTCGATTCTCAAACGGTACAGCTTCGCTAAATCCTCTATAGCCTTTGATTTCTTTTCGCTACCTGAATCTAGAGAAGATATCGCCTGAATCTCTGCTGCTATCTCCTCGTTCAACAATTCTTTGATGTTTTCACCCATTTTAGTTCTCCTTTCGTGAATTCATTAACTGTTTCATAAAAGGACTTGTTATTCGTGCGAAATATAATCTTGGATGTTGACTTTTAGGACAACATATTTTTTCTTATACATCGCATCTACTCCTTCATGAGACAGCTCCAAAAATAAATAAGGTCCGCTATCCGGATCTGATTGATCCACCCTAAGCGAGCCAACTGGTTTTTCTTTGAATATAAATCGCGATAGTATCAATCCAATGCTCGTACCGATTAACAATACCATTATCAAATTCATATAGTTCCTCCTCCAAAATGATTTTCTAAATTTCCCACCCGGGATTTTTTCAAATATCAACATAGCATGTCTTTCTGATACCTGTGTACTGAGTTTTAATCTGGGATAAAAAGAAAGAGCCCTTGTTAGGACTCTATCTCTTCTTCCTTTTTGGATTTTCGATGTTTATAAATTATTCTTGCTCCTTCAAAAAGGAAACCACATCCTACCCAAATAGCAAGGAATACCGCTCCGGCAATCGTACCCTGCCTATACATATCGGCGCCATAAGCCAGCAAAGCATCTCCATGCTCGGGAATAAGCTATTCAATCTCTTTCTTTTGAATTTCTGTAATAATCATAAATACCACCCTCCTTTCACAATAGGAGATGTTATTTCTGCGTTCCCTCACCCTCATACACAATCTTTTTTCGCATGTCGGACCAAGCAATATATCGTTCTTTCCGGCACACAGGGCAATGGAATTTACACACCTTTCCTCCGATGTCTACCACTTCTTTGCTGTCGGCTTCCAGACGGCTCTGGCAATTCGGGCAGTTGAAACGATAGACCTTCTTAACTGCTATGTCTACAATTTTCATTTCAATCCCTCGCTTTGTTTAATAACCAGAAGAATCGTCTATATAAGTTATAATAAATATCCTTGCAGCATGGAATATTTAACCTAGCTTTCAAGATGTCATAAGACCATCCTTCGGTTACTCCTTTTAGAATATAGTTGGATAACTCCGCATCCGTTGCAATCGCTGCCTGTTCAACAGTCTTCATACGCTCAATATAATAGGATCGAGCTTCTACACACCGAACAGTTGGATCGCTAATCTCTCCCTTTTTCGAAAAGACTTCTAAATCGGAAGGTCGGCGGCTAAGCCCATCCAAGGCTGCATATGCTTTTTTCCAGATTGGATATTGAAGACAAAAATGCTTCAGCTCATAATAACGATGACGTTCAATCCAATATGGATTTTTCTCCGATAATTCCGGACGAATTGTTGTGCCCATTTTTAATTTTTCTCTCCTTTCCACAAATATCCCGTTTCCTCCCAAAGCCGTTTCGGAGAGATGTAAAAATTGATGCGTCCGTATCTTGAATTCATCTCCTCAATGTTGGTTATCAATTTACCATTTCTAGTAGCTTTTCCAATTGGTAGCCACCCGGATATAATACCGGCACGAACCCAAGAAGCATCTTTTCCATACACTCTGGCTACCACTACCACTGGAACAGACCCCGGTGTAAATGTAATTTCTTCCATTGGCTGTTACCTCCTTTCAACGGCTATTCTAGGATAAGAATTGCGATTTGTTAAAACAACCTCAGTGGCAAAACGATACACACAAAAAAAGAAAGAGCCCTTGTTAGGACTTCATTCTCTTGAAGTATAATTTTTGCAATTTTGCTCTCATCCTTGTCAATTCCATTTGGATGTTGTCTACTTGACTTGGATTCTTTGTTCTTAAAAGTATGTCCTCAAACATTCGAATCTTAGTCTGTAAGTGCCGTTCCTCTTTTGACATGATTTTTTTCTCCTTTCGTTTTATTCTTCACAAAAGGAGTTGTAATTCCTGCGAATTCCTCCATCGAATCATGGTCATTTCACATGGATAATCTTCATATCCATAAGCTTCACAGGTAATAAAACCTTCCAACACACCACGAATTACCTCCGCTTCATATTGCTTATACGGAAAAACATAATCTGGTAACTCTCTATGTATTTGACCGCAAACGGGACATCGAAAACGTTCAATCTCTATCCACGAAGTTTTTCCGCCTTTCGTTCGTACTATTCTTGAAACTTTATCATACCGTTTTAATTTAGACCCACAATTCTGACAAATTGATTTATCATTACTAACCATATATTAAAACCCTTTAAAACATTGAGTGTAGGAGTTGACAATTCCTACACTAGCATATATGATTACTCATGATAAATCAACATTGCCACACACAAAACTCATTTTAATATCGTGAAGGAGGTATGAAATATGCTGCTAAAATGTCCCGAATGCGAATTACAGATAAGCGATAAAGCTACTTTCTGCCCACATTGTGGATATCCGATACAGCCAGACATCAAACCAAGAAAGCCCCGCAATAAAAATAATAAAAGAAAACGACTTCCTAACGGCTTTGGACAAATAAGTCAAATCAAAAATCGAAACCTTAGAAACCCATATCGGGCAATGGTTACTGTTGGAAAAACATCTACTGGTCGTCCTATATGTAAGCCACTAAAACCGGAATCTTATTTTCCAACTTATAACGACGCTTATGCCGCATTAGTAGAATATAATAAAAATCCATATGACTTAAAGCCGGACATTACAGTGAAAGAGCTTTACGAAAAATGGACTGCCGAGTATTTTAAAAATGCCACAGACAACTATATTAGGACTGTAAACTCGGCATGGGCTTATTGTTCTTCTATATATGATATGCGTGCGAAAGACATCAGATCTCGACATATTAAAGGGTGTATGGAGGAAGGTTTTCGAATTGAAACTCGCGGAAAAAAGAAAGGGGAAAAAGTTTATGCAACTCCAGGAACTAAATCAAGAATAAAATCACTATTCAATAACATGCTAGACTATGCTTTAGAATACGAAATTGTACCAATGAATTATGCAAGAACATTTGAGCTCTCTGGAGATGTTATCGTTGAAATAGAAAAAAACAAGAAAAAGCATTTTCCCTTTGATAATAAAGAAATGGATCTTTTATGGAAAAATGTTGATGATGTTAAATTTACAGACTGGATTATCATACAATGCTATATGGGATGGCGACCTCAAGAACTTGCTACTTTACGCTTAGATGAAGTAAATTTGGAGAAATGGTATATGCAAGCAGGAATGAAAACGGAAGCCGGAAAGCAACGGATTGTTCCTATTCATTCCAAAATCAAAGAACTTGTGAAACGCAATTATGATTTCGCCCTTTCTATAAACAGCGATTATCTTTTCAATGATAAAGGACAAACTCACTCTGGTTCCTGGTCTGTAACATACGACAAATATGCAAGTCGTTTTGAAAAGGTTGTTAAACAATTAAACTTGAATCCCGAACACAGACCTCATGATCCTCGAACAACATTTGTTACGATGGGTAAAAAAGCCGGAATGGATGAATACGCCCTCAAAGAAATGGTCGGTCATTCAATTCAAGATATAACTGAATCCACTTACACCGTACGTGATTTAGAATGGTTGCGAAAGGATATAGAAAAAATAAAATAATATGTTTTTTCTACTTCTTACAACTTCTTAAACCCTTGATTTTACTGGATTTCTTAGAACTTGCCTTCTTTTGCTGCTTCCTCGATGGAAACAGGAAACCTTGATTTTAAGCCATTTCTTCCAGCAAAATGTAGGAATACTCAAGAAATAAACGACATTTCTACACTTTTTTATACACCGTTTCACCCTGTATTACATTATTCGCTTTATCAAGGATATTCTCCCCCCTTGAATCCTGAAGGGTATCGAGAAACGAATATCTCGAAGGGTAGTCTTTAAATGCGGTCCCTACAATTTTTGTACCGTCCGCTTTATGTGCCGTATAACCTCGCAACAATGTTTCCTCTGTTATTGTATCCTCAGTCAGATCTATGAGGGTCCTACCGCTATAAACGACTTTACTTGTAGCCATTTAAGCCTCCCTCCTACCCGATAGTTACCGTGGTACCTCCAGCGGGATTTTCACTTTCCTGATACGGAATTGCTGCAACTGTAACCTGTGATAAGTAGTTATATCCTTCTTCAGTATCTGGTAATACAGTCTGTTCTGTGGTTTTCGGTGTAACTGTCTTGGCCTGTGGTTTGGCGTCTTCTGTTCCAGACATCGTTCCCTCAACGCCAAGCAACGTAATACCCTCTCGAATATTAGCAGGAACCAATTTTTCTTTTTCTGTATCTACAATTCCAACTTTACCAGAACCATCATGATATCCCTGAGGAACTGTATATTGCTCATCCTTAGAAGAAATTGTTCCAGCCACAGCACTATTGTTTTTCATAGTACCAGTCAGTTTCTTACCTCTTACATAAGCGGTCTTTCCCTGAAGAATTTCAGCAACAGCAGCCGTCGCATCACTAGAATCTACATCGTACTTACAAGTACCGGTGATAGTCTCTCCTTTTTTATCATGAGCTGTAAATCCATCGAGAATTTTATCAGCAGTGACAGTATCGCCACTTAAATCGATCAGTGTCCGTCCACCATAAATTACTTTGTTAATAGCCATATTCGTATCATCCTCTCTTTTAAAAATAAAAAAGAACGGTTTCCCGCTCTAATTACTCATTTTTATTTGCCTGTTTGATAATCTGATTTACATAATTACTGAGACCTGCCATTAAAATCCCCTGAACAATTGCTGTAAAGACCGCCATAGCAATCTCCTGACCGTTACCTAATGGCGATGTTGCCAGAACCCAAATTCCACAAAGAACGATTCCTCCTGCCCCCAGAAGCATAGGGATATATTTATCCTTAACCACCTGTGTCTGCTTCAATGCCATTCCGCAGAAATACAGAACAATCGCTACAACAATCAGTTCCGGTTTTACATAATTCATAATCTGTTCCATGATTGATTCCTCCTACTGATTTTTTTGAGTATATGTTGATTTATGAATGGGTAGTTTGTTGACTTCCGACATAACTTTCTTCGCCGAACCATTTCCTCCCATTTTTTCATAAGGCTTATAGAGATAATCATGCAGATTTTCATATTCATCCTGCGTAATCCAACCCCGATCGATATAGGACATGCCAAGATATACGATTCTGTCATGAGCAAGCCCAATCAACATCTGTGTTCTCACATCTTTTTTCTCGCTTCTCTTCTGGATGTATGCCCAAAAACCAGAAGAAGCGACAACTGCACATACAATCGTCGCTACCATTTGAAACCATGGCTCCATATAGGTACCCTCCCATATTTATCTTGTTTTATCGACTATAATCATCTTTTTATTGACAATCTCAATCGATTTTTCAAATAAATCTTCGTAAAGACCTATTAAATTTTTTCTTTGTTCTTTGGATAGAAGTTTATAAAAACCACCCATCCAGCTTCGAAACATATTTTCTACATTTTCATACGAAATTTCCTCATTCTTCACTTTTACAGCAAGCCTTTTGAGTTTTCTACGCATCGCAGTAACTCTCTTTGGATTGATTCGTTTGATTACTTTACCGGAATCGGTCAAACTATATTTGATTTGCAGAAATTTGTATGTACTGGAAATCTTCACAATTCGAGTTTTCTTCCTATTGATATGGATTCCATATTCTTCTGCAATCTGATGAATATGATCCAGCAAATCTAACAATTCTTCTTTGCTCGGGTTCATGATATACCAGTCATCCATGTATCTTCCATAGAATTTCTGACTTCGCACATACTTGACATAATTATCGATCCGATATGGATAATAAATTCCAATAACCTGAGATAGCTGGTCGCCAATATTAACCGATTTCTCCATCCATTTTTCACCAGTCAACTTTGACTCTGGAATATTTCTATACTCCAACTTATTGAAAGTATCTGTCATACATGTGGCATATTCTTCGTCTGTCATGTAAGAAACATCGATTTTAAACCCGTCAAAAATTTGCGTTAATAACCAATCAATAAATTCATCGTCATCAAATAGCCTCAACAATTCTCGTTTGGCAATTTCATGAATGATATTGTCATAAAACTTAGAAAAGTCTCCAAACAATATCCAACTTTCATTCCCATACAAACGATAATATTTACGAAGATGAACTTCGAATCTATCTCGCTGATGAGAGATTCCTCTTCCTTTTATCGAAGCACAATTATCATAAATAATATGCTTTTTCACTTCAGGAAGTAAAATCTCATCGCATAAAACATGTCGAATAATACGATCTCTAATTTGAATACTTGTTATAGGTCTTACTCGACCTCTCTCAAACAGCGTGAATTCTTGTGTCGGTCCATTTTGAAGTGTCCGATTTATCAAATCATCTTGAATAGAAAAGATATACCTCAGAAAATTCATCATGAATTTCTGTGTTGTTTCTTTCCATTTGCTGGTTTTGACAGAGGCCTTATAAGCCCTATACAAATTGTTGGCGTCACAGACAATCTTCTCATAGTTCATAAATCATTCACCGTGTTAGCAATACTTACCGTAGTAAATTGCGTCCGGCTTTGCTATTTATCCCTTCGGAAAGGACAATGTCTCCTTCTCTGTTGGTTAGGCAGAGAATCCGGACGAACCCCATTAGAGTCCGAAGCGTTGTTGTAGTTCGTATTGCCATTGTTGTTCACATTAGCGAAATTAGCCGAAGAAACGATGCATAATTAGACATTACCCTTTTAACTGTGACCTGATTCGGTTATCTCGTTGACGCCACTTTTTATCAATCCGATTTCTCGGTCGATAGCTTTAACATAGCGACTATAGAGATTAACATCCACTTCGAATATCTCAACGATTCGTTGTAGCTCTTTTAAGAGTTGCTCGCAGTTTACTATGGCTGTATTCTGATAATCTCTTCTTTGCTCATATTCATGCAGCGTGGTCGGATATATAGAATTTGCCGCTCGAATATTGCTTGTTAGCATGGAGGCTAACTGATCTATTCGATTTTTGTAATTCAGCATCAAATATCTATATCTTGAAAAATCTTCTGTAGTATCCTTTCCATAAGCATATTTCATTCGAACAAGCCGATCCAAATCTTTTACTCCGAAGCTACGCTGCATCAACTCGATTAACATATCATGCAATTCAACGGAATATGTAATCGCCTCAAATTTGGATTCTGTCCGGTCGCTCACTAGGACACTCATGCGTAATCCTTATCCGTAATCTCTTTAAATTCTTCTTCCGTGATCCAATTCATTTTCACGGCATTTCGGACACGCATCTCGTTCCACATTCCCATGTTATAATAGCGTTTTACTTTGTCAAAATTTTTACTACGTCTCATGTCAGCTCTCCTCCTTACAGTTCAATTTCAGACATCATGGCTATATATTCAATATCCGACTGTAATTTAATAAAAGCTAATTCATTTTCTGGAACATCACGAAGTATAAACCAATACTCCTCGCCCATCTTTGTGATCTGTACCAGTTCCATATTCGTATGGACATCGTCTTTTTCGCCGTCATTGATTGTGACATTTAGGCAGTTCCCATCAAAAATGGTCTCATCAATTTCCACAGGCGAAATAAAGTTGTTTCCGTTCAGTTTCAGATTATCAATCGCTGTCCCATCAGCCAGAGTAATCTTATAAATCTTATCATCCATTTTGACATTCACCTTTCATTCATTTTTTCTTTTTATAGCACAGATAGCTGTCACCTGCGTACTGTTTTTTCGGGGCACAGGGCCCCTGGATTAAAACTAACCAATAAGGAAGACCGGACGAACCCCACGAGAGTCCGAAGCGCCGGCGGAGCTCGCCCTGCCATTGTCGTCCACAACAGCGAAATGAGCCGAAGAAACGACGTCTCTGAGCCAGAAAGTCGCACGGTTTGAAATAAATTTCGGAACCACAGTAAATAAAGCAAGCTGCGTCTTTCCAACTGTATATCGATTCGGAACCATTTTTCCATCTCCAGCCGGTGCGAAAACGTGGCTTCCATACATCATAATCTCATTAGGAAGTTCTAAAGTAGAATCAAACCACGCCCCTCCGGAGGGATATCCTTCCGTAACGGCATTTGTCAGATATTCACGATGAGAAAGAATCAGATTACCAAAAGCACTTGCTGCTAATGTTTTCGCCTGAGCGAGATTTTTCTTATACATTTCAGAACCTACATAACCACCAGTTGTGATGTTCGTCGCGTTCATCGATGCATTGTAAAGTGGTTTGTCCGGCATAATGACCAAATGAGGTTTTGTAAATGCAGTATCTCCGCAATCATACCAGTAATCAAAATCCACAATCCTCCACGTATAGCTTCCGATAGTCCAATAATCCCCTAAGAAAAAGCCCTTAAAGGTACCATTTTTAATATTGGTCTTCTGTTCTTCTGTAACAACACTTCCAAGGTTTTTCCCTCTGTAAATCATTCGGCGCTGTTCCTTCGGCACAAAAGAATCCAGAATAGCAAACAATGCATCATTGGCACCAATTGCTTTGTTTCCGGCCGCAGTTCCAACTAAAAACTTGTCATTTGTAGATAAAGTCTTAATTTGATCAAGCTCTGACAGATTAACTCCGGAAATAAAATCTTTTGAATTCATGAGACCGATCAGAGCCTTTGCGAAATCGCTTACTAAGATCGTTTTAGTCCCGTTGTTACCATCAATCAAGACAATATTACTCTCATCCAACTGACGAACTTTCTCATAATCTGTAATTTTCATTTTGTCATATCCTCCTTTTTTATCTAATGCAAAAAATAACGCGACCATCAATCGGCTGTCCATTACTATCCAGAATCAAAGAACTGGAGTATGCTCTCGCTACAATCGGCTCTATGTCACTATCAATAATAGTTCCGTCCGATGAATCAAGAAGCTTGTCATGGTTCTCGTAACCATTATCATAAAGTTTATTGTAAACGGTAAATTCTGTCCGAATTCCTTCTACAATTTCTTCTAAAATCTTCGTTCGCTCCTGCAACTCTAATATCTGATTTGCCAGATTCGCCTCTACGTTCTCCGAAAGCGTATCCTTCAACTGTTGGAACCACTCATCAAATAAAGCTTGGGCGTTCTCTCGCCATGCAGCCATTTCGGATGTATTATTGTTCGTGTACTCGTTGAACCAGGTCGCCCATAACTGTTTCCAATAGGAATTTGTTTCCTGCATATCCGCCGTTTGCGTCGCATACCAATCATTCCACTGTTTTTCCCAGTCCAGATAGGATTGTTGAATTTCTTCTGTCTGTGCATTAAACCATTTTGACCATTGGTCTTTCCAGAAAGAATTTGTTGCCTCCATGTCCGAGGTTTCTTTTTCATAAAAGGCATCCCATTGGTCTTTCCACTGAGCAACCAACGCATCAATAGACATCTTCTCCAACGGAGCCGTTACAAATGGACACTCCGATGTTCCAACCGCATTAGTAATGTTTTCCTGTCGTATGGATGTAACCCCAGAATTTACTCGAATATATGCCAATGGATATTGCCAACGATCATTTGTTTTTATCATCGATGGTTTTACCGGATTTGTAGCCGGTGTACCCTTAACGATTTTGATGGTATTTGCTCGAACAGATTCTCGAGAATCTACTTCCAAAATCACAGCATCAATTCGATTCAGAATTACCTCTGACTGTGGCACAGTTAATGGAAGCAAGGCATCATTCAATGTCCAGGTATGATTAAACCATGCTCGTCCGATTCCGACATTCACCATCATGCCAGTAGACTCTTTTACCATCATAGCAGTCCCGACATGCTGCAAAATGCCGTCACGAATGATTCCGTCAAAAATGCTGGACATTTGAATGGCGTCATATCGCCGGTCTTTGTTCTTTGAGTTATAGAACCCATAAGTGACACTCATTTTTCTTCACCCCTTTCCTGCTATTCTACGGTAACGAATGTCGGATATGAATCAAGTCCTTCTTTACTCTGAGAACGAATAAATTCTGTGACACGGGCTTTTCCCTCAATGCCGTATTCGTTTACAATCTGAACCATGTCTCCCAGGAAGAAATCCTCTCCATATCGGTACATTCTTGTTGTTTCAACTTTTCCTTCAAACGATTTAGTTGCGATGTTCTCAGACAAATTTTCCAAACCTCTTTGAGAAAGCTGTGCTTTATACTCAGAATCCGTTAATGTTTCATTATCCACGGTTGAAGAAACATCTCTGGCATCCGTGTAAAGTTCCCTTCGATTCAAACCTGTTCCTGCTCCAGATGAACAAGCTACTGTTGTAGTTTTCCGATCAGCTCCTTCTCCCTCCCCAGCAACCAAAGTAACCGTTTTTAGAGTCTTCTTTGATTCCAGATAATTAGTATTGATTACATTCTCAAACTTGGGAGAAAAGATGACATATGGATTCGTGAACTGATCGTAAGAATGGTCTTCGCCGGCATAGAGTTTAAAAACGAATTTGTTATCGTCGGACAGCTTGATTCGGAAACCGATATTCTTGGAATCGCACAGCTTTTTTATGGCATCATACAGATTGTCTCCGGTAAACTGTGCATCTACCGTCAACCCAGTAATCGCCGGATCTGTTGATGCTTCGAATATCAGTCTTTCCACCTTTCGAGAAGCATCAGAAGGATTGATGATATTCTCATCCAACAGCTTTTTAATTCCATTTTGAAAGTTTCCGCTTAGAATCGTTTGTTTCCAAATAATGCGGCGTTCCAAAATGGATTCCAATGACCTTCCGGTGACTGTGAAATGGTTTCCGTTTTCGGCATCTGATTCAATCTTTCTATCCTCGACAATCATAGTCTGGTCGGATTCTTTCAGCCAGAGATAGTAGTCGTCTTTCAGGATTTCAAGAATAGAATCGTTGATGCTTGTATATACCTCAAAATCACCATAGGCGGAATACCTCTCCGTCCATATAAGCGACTCGAAGGTATCAAGCACTGAAAGCATTTTCAAAGAAGTATCCAGAACAATCAATTCCATAACTATACCCCCTCAAATGCTGTCCGGTTTTCAATCTTAAACTGTACATTGGTCGTTCCTTCTTCAACCACATAAGCAAAAATGTTATCGCCTTTGGATAACTGAAACCAATCTGAGTCTTTGTCAAGACAGTTTAAAATATTGGTATAAATACCATTTCGAAGAAGTGTAATTGATTTATCACCTTTAATCGTTGAAATGATGATTTCATCACCTGCAACCATTCCAGAACCAGTTAGTTTCTCTAACTTATCAGTGTCAATGCGCATTACTTCTCTCGTCCCGGTATTATAAATCGTAATGTTTCTCACATTTCCGATGGCATGGATGGTAATCACAACCCCGATTTCAGCATCACCGGAGTAATATACTGTCTGCTCAGTTTCGTTTTTAATCTCGCCAAATTCGATTAGAGATTCAGTCAAAGATTCATTCGAAAAAGCAAACTCAAACAAAGGTTCCACACCGTAAAAGATAGTTGTGTTGGTTCCATCCGGACCAGCAGAATAAAAATAAGGATCGGGGCACACGATGGAAATTTGTGTCATTTCATCGCTGCTGAAAATATCCGGCTCATTCGATTCCACATAGCCGTAAGTCTCACAAATACGGTTATCTGTCTCGATGAGAAGCGTCACTTTCTTCTTTATTGGAAAGTATTTGTAGGAGTCTTGTCTTGTGTCTTCGATCTGAGGGTTAAACATCAGTTTCAAAGACATAACAATATTTCTGGAATTCACTCTTGCTGAGTTATACAGCGATCCATCATTCGTAGAAATTTCAGTCGTGTTAATATCAGCTTTGCTCGGTCCTAATCCGCTTATTGATTGAACAGCGAACCCGGATTTTTCCGGGAACGCTAATTCAAATCTTTTGGATTCTCCTAAATAATTCGTTACCGTTACTGCTCTAATCATGTATTACTCACCAGCCCTTTCATCGCCGAAAATTGATTCTTTGTCTGTCGATAAATATCAATTCTCGACAAAGCCTTAGGCGAATAATTATTTTGTGTGAATTGATAGGTGTTCCCCACAGAAGAACTTTCTCCATTTTGAACTTCCATCTCTGAAATCCTCTCATTCATTCCAGTGCTAACAGACAAAGCCTGATTACGACTGAATAAAGTATTCAATCGCCCAGTCCCAGCTTCAACAGCAGATAGATCAAGCACTGGTCGAATAGTAGGTTGAACGTCCATATCTGCATCTACATAATCCGCAATTCTGGAAATGACATCATTCAATCCGTCAATAGAAGATTTGGCAATTTCTCGTCCGGCTTTACCAGCCTTTGAAACGTTATCAATCAACGCATTTATGAAGCCGACTCCTGCAAAGTTACCGATTCCATAAAAGCGTTTGGAAGGAGAATGTTCATCCAATTCGTCTTCCGCCGCTTCTGCTGCTGCGGCTGCCATAGCCCTTGCTTTTGCTTCTGCTTTCCAAGTATTTTCGCTTATACCATTACAAAAGCCATCGACCAAATACGAGCCAGCAGATTTGAACTCGCCATAATAATCTTTGATAGAAGTTATGGCACCACTCAGTGTCGTTGTAAAAGCGGTTCTGAGTTCACCATCCTTACTTCTCACACCGGCAATAAACTTAATCATGAGTGTAGAACCACTGGTTTGAAATTCTCCCCGTTTTCCGTTAATTGCCGTCAATACAGCTTGAACTAGGGTTATGAATGTTGTTGTCAGTTCAGATTTCTTCGCATTTGCTCCGTTGATAAATGACGCCAACATACTCGATGCTGCTGTTGCTACCCGAGATTCTGCATTATTGAATGCATTGATAAATCCAGTTACACCGTTTTCCCCGAGAGTTGTCAACGCGGAACTGAAAGAAGTCATACCACTTGTGTCCAGACCAACCATCCTATTAGCCATACTCACAAGGCGATTCGTCTGGGTAATTACACTAGACAGCAGAGTTGTATCAATACCGCTGATACTGTTGTAATATTTGCCGAAATAGGAACCAAACGATGCCATGTCACTACCGAAGCTGGAAAGTGTCATATCATCAGAGAACCATCCACCTTCTTTTGGAAGACTTTTCTGAAGTTCAACAATAGAGGTCGCAGCATTGGTTGTAGCAGTAACAATATTCGCGTCTACATTTTTCATATAGTTGGAATACTGTGCAAAATTCTTACCAAAGGAAACAAGACTTGTCCCTAAAGAAGCAATATCGTTGTCTCCGGTAAACCAACTCACCAATCCACCAGTATTCGGTAAAGTATTTGCCAGTTCAACCACCGCTTTTCCAGCCGTTGCAGAATTCGTAACTGCTTCCACATCGATACCGGCAATCGCATCGGAGTAGGACTTCATCGCCTTACCAAACGGTACCAGATTTTCTCCAAATGCACCCATGTCATTCTCTCCAGTAAAGAATCCAACGACACCGCCGCTATTTGGAACTGTGTTTGCCAATTCGATCAAAGCTTTTCCTGCTGTAGCAGACTCCACAATTACATTTGCATCCAAACCTCTTACTGCTTGTGAGAACAACATCATCGCCTCGCCAAATGGAATAAGCTGTTCGCCAAATGCATCCATGTCATTTTCTCCGGCAAAGAAACCTACTACGCCGCCAGAATTCGGAATCGTAGTTGCCATCTCTGCCATAGCTTTACCGGCAATGGAAGCGTTAGTTACAGCATCGGCATCCAATCCCTGTACTGCGGATGCAAATCCCATCATCGCCTCACCAAATGGAATAAGCTGTGCACCGAAAGCGTTCATATCATTCTCACCCGTAAAGAACCCGATTACTCCTCCAGAATTCGGAAGAGTTGATGCCATCTCAGCAAGTGTTCTTCCGGCTGTAGCCGCATTCGCCACTAATTCCCCATCCATACCAGCAATAGCAATAGAAAAATCCCGCATTGCTTCGCCAAATGGAACGAGTTGAGTAGCGAAATCGCTCAGGGAAGATCCTCCCGTAAGCCAAGAAGTCAATCCGTTCAGAATATCAGCCGCAGTCAGAATAAGAATGGTTTCTGCCAATGCTTTTACACCGTCTAACATAGAAGGATTAAGCTGTGTAGCACCTTCAATGAAAGGCTGCACATTTGTCATAAATGCAGAAAGGTCTGCTCCGATTTGCGGAAATTGACTGGAAACTCCAGACATAAATCCTCCGACAATACCACCTACAAATTGACCGATAGCGGTACCAATTCCCTGTAACAACTTTCCGCCTTCTCCAATGAGCCATTCCAATCCAGGTATTTGAGCCAAAGCCCCGACCGCCGCCAGAACCAACGCCAACTCTGCAATGACTGCACCCATTCCGAGAACGCCAATCATAGCACCCGGTACCAAAGATGCAACAGCGCTGAGAGCGAGCATAATTGCTGATAGTAAGCCAATTCCGGCGATTCCTTTAACGAGTACATTCACATCAATACCACTCAAAGCATCGATTACCCCGTCAAAGAAAGCCATCAATAATTCAACACCGGCTTTAATCAATTCCGGAAGCTTCGTTGTGATAGCTTGAATAATTCCGATTAGAATATCAAATAACTGTTCCACGATGGTCGGCGTATGCTCAACCAGAGCCGAAAGTACGCTGTCAATCAAGACAAACAATCCATCCACAACTGCCGGAGCAGCCGTAACCAACGCCTCGACAGCAGCAAGAACCAATACGGTAAATGCCTCGGCAATAGCCGGTCCTCCATTCGCGATTACGCCAGCAAGAGAAAGAATTCCTTCTCCAATTGCTTCAAACAGTAATGGAATCAAACTAAGAATACTGGATACTGCCACCACAAGGGATGCCGCCCCCGCTGCCCCGGATACCGCCAAAGCAGAAAGTCCAGTAGAAAATGCAAGAATACCTGCACCTGCGGCCAGACACCCTACCCCTAATACAGCAATAGCGGCTGAAAGTCCGAGAATAGCTGGAGTCAGTGGTCCTAACGCAACTCCAGCAACACCAAGTACAGTGAAAGAGCCAGCTAGTGCTACCAATCCTTTGGCAATGCTCTCCCAAGACATATTTCCCAATGTCTTGATAACTGGAGTAAATACAGCCAGTGCTGCGGATACTGTGAGAACAGCCGCCGCACCCGGAAGTGCTCCTCTCATCGCATTGAGTGCCACAACAAGAATGGTCATGGAACCGGCAAGGGTCACTAAACCTCTTGCGATTTCTTCCCAAGACATTTCACCCATATTTCGGACCGCTTCACCGATGATGAGTAATGCCGCACCAACTTCCACCATTCCAGTCGCTTTCGACATCATTCCCTTCGGAAGAAGATTCATCGCAACTGTTACAGCCGCCAAAGAACCAGCCATTGTTGTAAGACCTCGTCCAATCTCTCCCCAGGACAAGTTCCCCATCTTTTCTACTGCTTCTCCAAACACAAGCATGGCTGCTCCAAGAATAGTCATTGCTGTAGCTGTTGAAATCACATGCTTCGCGTTAGCTGTCACTTTAGTGAATACTGCCAGTTCTGTAAGAACCACTGCAACCGCAGATAATCCCTTCAAAAGACTGGAAATATCCAAAGTGCCAAATGCTCCAACTGCATTCGCCAGAATATTGATGGATGCCGCAAGAAGAACTAAACCAGTTCCTTTCAGAACACCCATCCCATCCAAATCCGTAGTTTTCAGGAATAACGCCAGTTCAGTGCAAAGAACGCCAACTCCAATCAGACCTTTCGCCAAAGATCCTGCATCTAACGCTCCCAAATCTTCAACTGCTCCCACAAGCACTCGAATCGCTGCTGCAAATACTACCAAACCAGCAGAACCTTTTATTAGCCCTTTCGATGTTTTGGAAAGTGCTGTTGCAGACGTCACCAGAATAGCAGATAACCCAGCAACGCCGACCAATCCTTTCAGAAGTCCATCCCAATCCAAACCGGATAATTTCTGCACTGCTCCGGCAAGAATAAGAACAGCAGTAGACAGTCCAATCATCGCAATAGTCAACTGCCCCATTCCTTTGATTGCTACGCCATTCATTATCTTTTCAAAAATAGCCATAGAGCCAAGCAACTCAACAAATAGAACACTCAAATCACCTAAGGAGGCGTTCAGTTTCCCCGAATCGACAAGCGATAATGCAACTATTGCCGCTGTCAAAATCGCCATCGCACCAGCAATTTTAAGAAGAGTTCCAGCTTTCAGACTTGATTGCCATGCTTCTAAACTTCCCTTGACTCCATCCAAAATATCTTTGAACGAACCAAGTATTCCTCCGCCATTTTCTGTGATTTCCGATAAAGAGTTGATAAACTTCTTCACTCCAATCAGAATTGCAGAAAACAATCCAGTATTGATCAAGTCCAAAATCGGATCAAAGCTCGCAGTATCAAACGCTGTGAGAATCGCTTCTCCGAGGTTTCCAAATGCGTTCGCAACAATAGAACCCAGCTTCGATAAAACAGGAGATGCCTTCTCGACAATCCCGATAATCCCTTCAAATGCCTTCTTTACCAATTCGCCTAATTTTACAAACGGTTCAAATCGAGTCTGTACCTTGTCCGCAAAATTATTGAGTCCACTGGTATCAACATTCGCAAATTCGCTGAAAGCATCTGCAATTGTTTTTACAAAGGTCTTTACACCATCAGCAATCGGTTTCAAGAAATTTCCAATTCCTTCTATGGCTTTGTCGAACGCATCGGATGATTTAATAGCTTCATCAATGCCGACAATAAAATCTCCGATTCCCGCTGTAAAGCCAAGAATACCATCCCCTGCCGGAGCCACATAACCAATCAAATCGGCAAATCCGCCAGCTAGCGCTTTAATTCCTTGAAGTCCGATATCAAATAAAGCGAATACCCCTTTGAATGTTCTCTTCAGGTTATTCGCCGTTTCTTCACCTATTTTGAATTTTTCTGTAAGTTCTTGTAGTCCGACTGTAAGATTGTAAAGCTGTTCTCCAGTCATTGGAGGGAATACATCTCTAAATGCCTCTTTAACCGGCTTTACAATATTCAAAACACCTTCGAAGGCGTTTCGTACAGCTTCAATCAGTGCAGTTCTACCTCCAAGCTCTTTCCAATCCTGTAACATTTTATTTCGTGCTTCAGCGGAAGCATTTACCATGTTACCCAAGGAATTACTTACTTCGGTTAGAAGCTCTTTTGCCTCTTCGAAATCACCAATGATGATTTCCCAGCTTTGCGTCCATCCAGACTGAACCGACTCTTTCAGTGTATCCCACAACTGTGTAAATGTTTTTACTTTCGTAGCTGCACCCAATGCTGTTTTGGCAAGTTCTGTAATTTCTCTAGCCTGTTCTTCTGTATAACCCTGTGCAATAAGATCTGCTTCGGAATAGGCTCCCGATAACTGAGTCAATGTTTCAGTCAGAACTTCTGTTGTCAGCCATTCGCCTTCAGTCAAAGATGCTCGGAATGAACCATACTTTTCAATCATTGCATCCATGTTGACACCAAAATGTTCGGCCGTTCGTTTTAAAGCGTCTTGAAATAACTGACCGCCCATTCCCGCATTTACAACGGAGTTCCAGTCTTGCAAACTAACTTTTCCCGCTGCAATCGCCTGTGAAAGCTGATACATGGCAGTGCTTGCCTGCTGAGCATTGGAACCAGAAACCGCTGCTAGGTTTGCAATACCTTTGATAGAGGTTACTGATTTATCCAAATCCACGCCCGCAGCCGTAAAAGTACCAATATTACGGGTCATTTCCGTAAAATTATAAATCGTCTGATCAGCATATTTGTTCAACTCATCAAGAGCGGCATTTACCTGATCAATCGTAGTTCCTTTACTCTGCGTATTTGCAAGAATTGTCTGAACTGCGTTAATCTGCGTCTCGTATTCTTGGAAACCGGTTTTAATTGGATCAATCGTTAATGCTGAAACAATATTTTTACCGGCATTTAATGCGGAATTTGTAATGTTCGACAAAGCAGTCATCGCCATGACTTCGAGTGCAGAGAAACGCATTTTTACTGTTTCAACCGCATTGGAAAGCGGAGTCATATTACAGTTTTTGGCTGCAACATTAACATCCTCTAATCCCTTGGAGACACCTTTGAGATTTAAGCTTTTTTCGAGCTTTTCGATTGACGATATGCTAGTTTGAACATTCTGCTCAAATTGTTTATTATCAAATCGCATTTCGACAACTCTTTCATCAATTGTCCTGCTCATAGCTTAATAACCTCCTCCCATGCGTTATTTGCAATTTTGTCAAAAATAGGCTGGATAGCAGGATTGATGTAATCTCGCCCCTGTACCCAGCCGCCGTTTCGAGTTCCATGCCCGTATTGCAAAATAATAGCGATTGGAACTCCATTTTGAATATTTGAATTATGAAACGAAATCGTTACAGAACCTTTTCGATTCTCAATCTCGTAATACCAGGAACTCGCCGTTTCCCCAGAATCCACTGGTGTTGCAGACGCAAGGGCGGCTACTCCCTCTTTACCAAACTTATCTAGGTCTCCAATACGAACTGTCTCTTTTGCTCTCTCCAGAAATCGAGTCAGCTTGGAAAAGTCGCCCTTTTGTCTGAATTTAATCATACAATGCCTACCTATCTGCTTATGCCTTTTCGATATATGCCGAATGAACAAAGCCATAGATTCTTCCATCAATTCTGATGTAATACCATCTGGAACCATCCGCAGCATTCACAACATCACAAACATCCACTAAATTCCCATAGCCCAGTCGAGGCCATGATTTAATCAGTGGATTATTCGTTCCCGCCCATGTACGGACATTAAGAACATCGGCAACTACTTTTCCAACCCACTGAGGTGTTTTGGTAATTACGCCATCATCCGAAACGGTTGTATCTGCATTCGGCTTGCTGGAAGACTGCTTTGTGATATATGCTGCCGCAACAAAGCCGTACTTTTCGCCCTTGTCTCCTTTGATCTGGATATAATACCAAGCATCACCATCTTTATCACGAATGGTGTCGCATACACCAACTTTTGTCCCCTGAGAAATTGTTGGGTATGATTTCAACTGCGGATTTTCTGTACCCGCCCATGTTCTCACATTCAGTGTGCCAGTATTTACTACGCCATACCATGCCACATTTTTGTTCGGGATATCCCCTCCAGATACTGGTGGTGTTACCGGATTACTCGGAGCCGTTCCAGCACCACTGTATTTCGGTCTTGCATATCCTCTGATGTTTCCATTCCCTACCGAAAGAACACGTCTCGCAACCGCTTCCCCTTTATTTCCTTCAATACAAGTGATCTGTCCATTGGAAACGCTTTCTACAAAGCCGATATGATCCGAATATCCGTTGTTCGGTTGATATGACTGATCCCAGTTATAGAGGATAATATCGCCAGGTTTCGGCACAATTGTTCCGTCTTCAATCCAGATTCCCATACTCTGAAAAATCTTAACGTGCTGTTCGCATCCGCATTCTCGTCCAATCAAATCTGAACATCCTGCTTTGATTCCGGCTGCTGATACTGTAGTATCACACCATTCGTCATGATACTGTACTGCATAACCTCTCGGAAGAGGTTTTACAGAATTGTATAAATCGATAATCTGTCTGAATTTTCCGTTTACTTCGTTATAACCCAGCCAGCTTCGCATCACATTCAACACATCTTGTGCTGTTTTTCCCATCTGCTCTTCCTCCTGTTTTTCTCCAAAAAAGTAATTCATATCTACATTTCCGTTAATACCAGGAACCTTACCACTGCTTGTATATTGCTGATATGTGCATTTCACATCTGGGCTACCGGTATAATCAGCAAGCCACAATACATATTTATCCAGAGTTTCTTTGTCATACATATTCCGGTAATAATCCAGGTTCGTATATACTCCGGCTTTATAACCCTGACTCTCCACATAGGAACAGAACGCTTTTGTAAAAGCAATACATTCTGATTTTCCTAATGTAATTCCCTGCTCAGCCGCTTTCTTAACAGTGTCATATTCAAAATCAAAGAATACGATCACATCTTTTCCCAACCCAGCTTTCCGCATGTTTGCAATACAAGAAACTGCTTCTTCTTCCGCTCCAACTGTGGAAGTTGCGTAACAGAAATGATAAACTCCATGAATCGGAATGCTATTTCCTTTACAACCTTGCACATATTCCAAAAATCGTTTATCAATTGTCCTCCGGTATCCTTCCCTGAGAATTACGAATTCTACACTTTTGGAAACTTTAGAAAAATCTACTTTTCCCTGCCAGTAAGAAATATCAATTCCTTTCTTCATCTTCTCACCCTTTCGTGTTCCATTTTTTCTTTCGAGCCGCATTTAATGCCGCATTTCGTTTCATAATTTCTCTGCGGCTATGTTTCTTCGGCGGTCTGCTCTTTATATCACAGACTCTTATCAGCGTGAAAAGTTTATTGAGATGCCATTTCTGACACTCAAACGGAATGTTTAAGACGATCATCCAATAGTAAACAAGTTCAGCCGTAATTTGCTCTTTGCTTCCAGGGCTTTTCTTCTCCTCAAAAAACTGAGTAGCCGTCATTGGAAGAGCAATATACCGATTAACTTCATTGATATCACTGCTTGTCAGATAGTTGTAAACTTCCGGTTTCACATTCTGTGTAAGAGTCATGCATTTTACATAGTCAATGGTTTCTTCTAATGTTTTTTCCTGCTTTGTCAGAAATGGTTTATTCCATCTCGATTCCCATTTTGAAAGAGAAACAAGAGAATGCTCCAATTGCAAGGTCTGAGCCTTTGTGTAAACAAACTCTTGCTTCGCCTCATCCCAAAATTCTGTGGATGGTATTGTGATTCGGAGCATCTCTTATCCCCCTTTAGTTCTGAGTATTTGTAGAAATCATCGAAGTTGAAGTAGAATTACCAACATTCATTACCGCATTCACAAAATCCGCTGCTGCCTTGTCGTTTGTAACTAACTCTTCAAACAAGATTTCATAGGCTGGTGATTCCATAAAGGATCTGGAAATCTCCTCAGACTTCATAAAGCGACGACCATCCTCGCTCTTGACACCGTAAGCCTTCTTAATAAGATCCTCGAAGAATTCCATAATCTGACCGCCATCAGCACCGGCACCAATACTTTTAAGCTGTACATCATAGCCGCCCTTCACACTTGTCTGCATCTTGACAATTTCCGGCTTTGACAGATGAAAATAAAAATCCTCTTTTCTTTCAACGCCATTCAGATCAATATAGGGAATAGTTTTTTTCAACATGATTTTTTCTCCTTTCAAATAAAAAGAAGCCCCGCACATTGAATACGAGGCTCCCTGTAATTTATTCTCTTTCCAAGGTCAGTCCAGAAAGACCATAAGTCTTTGTAATGCTTTCCTTGTCATGTGTGATTGTTACCTTAATACTCTGAGTATCCTTATTCTTGATAAGTAGTACGATGTTTCTGTCTTCGTCGAGTGTAATCGGTCCTTTTGTGCCGCCTACAAGTTCGACAACTGTTTTGGCTTCAACCGGCTCTGCATCTATCTTGAGTGCCAAGTAATTACCTGACTGCTCCGAAACATTGCTACTGAAACCAACATAACCATTGATATACTTCAGAGTGCCTGTCACCTCATTATCAGCGATAATCACATCTCGCTGTAATTCATTAACTGCTTTTCCAAGCAAAGTAGCCTTTCCGTCTTCAGGCTTAACAGAAAGGCTTATTA